CGTTCAGTGAAGGAGAGAAATCTCGTATTGATATCGCTCTGTTGCTTACTTGGCGTTCTATTGCTAAACTTAAGAATAGTGTGGATACTAATCTACTTATCTTAGATGAGATTTTTGACAGTTCATTAGATCAGCAAGGTGGTATGGATCTGAGTTGGATCCTACGCAACTTTGATGATAACTCAAACATCTATGTTATCAGTCATAGAGAAAACCTTGACGGTAAATTTGAGAGAACTATCACAGCAGAGAAAGAAAAGAACTTCTCCGTGATTCGAGAGACAGTTTCTGAACTGGACTAGGGGTGCCTTCGGGCACCCTTTTTTTGTATATACTATTAGCATCAACGAAACGAACGTATGTCATCCCAAGAGATCAAAGGAAACTTAGCACGACTGCTCGCAACAGAGAACCTGATTGTGGAGCACCGTAGGGTCGCTACAGCATCCTTTGATGTCGATCGCCGTGTGTTGACCCTCCCTAACTGGGACAAGGCATCTAGCACCGTCTATGACCTTCTGGTGGGACATGAGGTAGGACATGCTCTCTTCACTCCCAATGAAGACTGGACCAGTATGTTTGATTGTCCTAAAGACTTCGTTAACGTGATTGAGGATGCTCGTATCGAAAAGTTGATGAAGCAAAAGTATCCTGGTCTTCGCAAGTCATTTGCTGGTGGTTACAAAGAACTAAACGATCAAGACTTCTTTGGTATTGCTGACGAAGATCTCAATACATTTAGTCTGATCGATCGTATCAATCTTCACTTCAAGATTGGTGCAGGTGCTATGGTTCCTTTCTCTATCGAAGAAAAAGTATTTGTATCTCGTACAGATGTTGCTGAAACTTTTGATGAGGTTTGTCAGATTGCTGTAGATGTTTTCAACTTCAGTAAGAAAGAACAGGAGCAAGAGCAAACACCAGAAGTAGAAATGCCTGCCAATCAATCTTCTGAAGGTAAAGAAGGTGAGATGACGCAGGAGGAAATGCTAGAAGAAGCACAACGTCGCGAAGAAAATAACAGTAGTTCTACTAGTCAACCACAACCACATGTTGGAGAAGACTATGATGACGAAGAAGATATAGAAGGTTCTAAGACACAAGATTCTTTCAACGATGCTGCTAAGAAATTAACAGATCGCTTTGGTGATAATTCTAAGTATGTTGAGATACCTTCTTCTGTTAACTTGGCAGATTATATTGCTGACTGGACTGAAGTTCATGGTTGGATTGACGAACAGCGCGAAGAATTTGTTAATGATCCTGCTGCTACTGACAATCGTTATGACCGATATATAGAAGTTGATACTGCTTTTGATACATTTCGTAAACAATCTCAGAAAGAAGTAAACTACCTAGTAAAAGAATTTGAATGTCGTAAGTCTGCTGATGCCTATGCTCGTGCTAGCCAATCTAAAACTGGTGTTCTTGATACTTCAAAGCTTCATACTTATAAGTATAATGAAGACCTCTTTAAGAAAGTAACTGTTGTTCCTGATGGTAAGAACCATGGTCTAATTTTTATTCTTGATTGGTCTGGTTCTATGCAAAATGAGTTGTTGTCTACGGTAAAACAACTACTTAACTTGACTGCCTTTTGTAAGAAAGTTCAGATTCCATTTGAGGTATATGCTTTCACTAATGAGTGGTATGCTGTCCGTCGCGCCAAAGAAGGTAATACCGAATATCTATCCAATGAAGAATACTTTGCGAGTCTTGGTTGTGTAGATGGAGAGATCTTCCTTCACAAAGGTATGTTCCATTTGATGAATGTTGTATCTTCTCGATCCAATTCAAAGAACTACGAACGTATGTGTCTCAATTTGTTTAGGGAAGCATATTGCTATAAGCATTATGTTTCATATCGTAGCACCGTTGGGGTTGGTCTTTCTGGAACTCCTTTGAATGAGAGTGTCATTATGTTGAACTACATCATTCCTGAATTTAAGAAACAGAACAACCTACAAAAAGTAAATGTTTGTATTCTTACTGATGGTGAAAGTTGTCAGGCATCTTACGGTCGTAGATATTACAACGAACATAAAGACGAGCACTATGTTCGTCCACATCGTTTAGAATATTCCACCATACTTCGTGATCGTCAGACTGGTCGTATGTATTCTTCCATGAGTGGATGGGAAGAATCTACTAACACCTTCATCAAACAAGTTCGTGATCGCAATTCTGGAGTAAACGTTATTGGGTTTCGTATCATGGCTGGTAGTCAACTCTCTAATTTTGTTGGTTCCTATGGTGACCTTGCTTACTACGGTGAGGTTCAGAAACAATGGAGGAAAATAAAGTCTGCTATTATTCCTATGCCTAAAGGTTATACTGCATTGTATGCTATTTCTAATAATGCTTTAGGTGGAGAAAATGATTCTGATATGACAGAACTAGATTCTGGTGCTAAGAAAAGTGAAATCAGCAAAGCATTTAAGAAAATGCTTAGTTCAAAATCCACCAATAAGAAACTCCTGAGTTCCTTCATCGAGTATGTCAGTTGAGGCACTGTCCACTCTGCCCCTGACTCTGCCCCACTCTGCCCTACAATAACTACATCAACGAAACGCACCATGCCTGCCAAGTCCGACCTTACCACCACACAACTTACTTCTTACCTGTCTGATGCCTACGGCAACGACATTAATGCCGAGCATGTTCGTGCTGCCTGTGATAACTTTGGCATCACCTATCCTACTGCTGTCAAGCGTCTACGTGATTTCTATGTCAAGCGTGGCACTTGGAACCTGACCGTACAAGAGCGTCTTGAGCAAACCTACGAAGCACCTGCTGGTATTCCTGTTTCTGAAAATCAAGAACAGAACCTTGTTCCCGATAAAGATGACAACTTTGTTCCATTCGGAAACTTTGCTGACGTAAAGAAGATCATCAAGTCTAAGATCTTCTATCCCGCATTCATTACTGGTCTTTCGGGTAATGGTAAAACGTTATCTGTGGAGCAAGCGTGTGCTCAACTTGGACGTGAACTGATTCGTGTAAACATTACTATTGAAACTGATGAAGACGATCTTATTGGTGGTTTCCGTTTGAGTAAAAGTGGGGAAACATCAGTGACTACTTGGCAGGATGGACCTGTATTGGAAGCACTCCAGAGAGGAGCAATCTTGCTACTCGATGAAGTTGACCTTGCTTCTAACAAAATCCTCTGTCTCCAATCCATCCTTGAAGGTAAGGGTGTGTTCCTGAAGAAGACCGGTCGCTATGTGAGACCTGCAGCTGGTTTCAATGTCATCGCTACTGCCAACACTAAGGGTAAGGGTTCTGATGATGGTCGCTTTATCGGCACCAATGTTCTCAACGAAGCATTCCTTGAGCGTTTTGCTTTGACCTTCGAGCAAGAGTATCCTACTGTTGCAGTAGAAACTAATATTCTTGTTCGTATTGCTGCATATTTAGGTAAGCATGACGAAGACTTCTGTAAGAATCTTGCTAACTGGGCAGACATTATTCGTAAGACATTTGCTGAGGGTGGTATCGATGAGGTTATTTCTACCCGTCGTCTGGTCCACATCATGCGAGCATATGCTATCTGGGGTGATCGCATGAAGGCAATCAAGGTCTGTGTAAATCGTTTTGATGATGAGACCAAGCAGTCTTTCATTGAATTGTATGATAAAATTGATGCTGACGTTCAAACTGATGAGGAAGAAAATGGAACATACTAAAAAACTTCATGGGTATGTAAACAACCTTGCCATCATAGAAGATGGTGAGGATCGTAAAACTGTAAAAATTATGGGTGGTAATGGTTTGAAATTGTTTGTCAAAGACCTTGACGGCAAGGTTCAAGAGTGCTACCATAGTAATCTACGCTTAATCTGGGATAACTGAATGGCGAAAAAATACAATGAAGATGCTCTGTTAAAAGAGCTGAGTGATTACATTGCTGGAACATATGGACAACACTACTCTGCTGGAAACGACAGCATTCAAACGTTAGATCTAATTGAAGCATGTGGAGACGCTGAGGCATTCTGCCGTAGCAACATCCTAAAGTATGCTTCACGCTACGATCGTAAAGGCACTGCCCGTCGTGATATCATTAAGATCCTTCACTACGCATTACTGTTGCTTCACTTCTCTGACAAATCTTCCAACCGCGAAACCTATCCTCAATGAGTAAAGTTATTCTTTCTAGAAAGACCCTAGATGTTCTTAAGAACTTCAGCACTATCAATTCCTCGATTGTCTTCCGTAAAGGATCCACGGTTAGAACTATCTCTAATGCAGAGAACATCCTCGCAAAGTTTACTGGCGAGGAAGTGTTTCCAGTTGACTTCGCTATCTATGATCTTAGTCAGTTCCTTTCTGGGATCTCTTTGTTTAGCGATCCTCAGCTTGAGTTTGACAATGAAACTTTTGTCAGCATCCGTGGCGGTCGTCAGTCTGCTAAGTATTTCTTTTCTGATCCAGAGATTACGCTCAAGTCTGCTCCGGAAAAAAACGTAAAGTTTCCTGGCACTGATCTTCAGTTCAACCTAACTGGTGAAGATCTGATTGCTTTACAAAAAGCATCTGCTGTTTATAGTTTGCCTGATCTCACCTTCCAATCAATTGAAGGTCATGATGAGATTAAACTTATCCTTCGTGACCAAGAGAATGATACCAGTAATACTTACGATATCACCGTGGCAGGTTCTACTACTGGCACCTATACTCTTGATCTTAAGATTGAAAACATTCGTCTTCTTCCTGGAGATTATACGGTCAAAGTCTCCAAACACCTTATCTCAGAGTGGACCAATGTAAATACTGACTTGACTTACTACATTGGTCTTGAACCAGCGTGAAGCATATTCTCTTTACACTCAAGGGGTGTAATACAGATCTCCTAAATGACGAAGAGTTCATCAGAGATATTGTGTACACTACATCTAAAAAGTGTAAGTCAACTCTGCTATCCATCAACTCACATAAGTTTGATCCGCAAGGTGTAACTTGTGTGGCGATGCTGGCAGAGAGTCATATTAGTATTCACACATGGCCAGAGAAAGGTATGGCAGTTTGCGATATCTTTACCTGTGGTGAGCATACCAAACCCAAGAAGGGTGTGGAGTATATGCAAATGATGTTCAGTGCCAAGGACATCGTATCTAAATCATTTACTAGACCATTAGAATGAGCAAAGAATTTTTGTGGGTGGAGAAATACCGCCCAAGCATTGTTGAAGATTGTATCCTTCCTGCTAGCACTAAAGAAGTGTTTCAGGGTTTCGTCAACCAGGGCGAACTACCTAACCTGCTCTTGACCGGCACAGCAGGTGTTGGCAAGACCACTGTTGCTAAGG